CTGAAGGCTTCCCGTCACTGCCGAGCGGCGCAACGTAGGGATAAACCTGCCCTCCGGCCAGCGGTGCCAGCAGAGGATAGAGATCGTCTTCCGTCATTTGCTTAACGCCTCGTCAATGGCCTGGTTCATGCGCCTGATCGCGACCTCTGTCGCCTGCTCCTGGCGGACGTCAAACGCGGGACGAATGAAAGGATGTGGCGGCATGTTGGCTGTTCCCATTTCAACGAATCGCCAGTAAAAGGCGTTTCTCGGGTTATTCGCCTTCATCGTGTTATCGCTGTTGCCGGTGCGCGGGTTAACGCCACGAATATGGACGCCGGAAGAAATCTCCCCGCGGCGGCGGCTTTTTTGGGTCAACACCACCACGTTTTTTTTCAGTTTTCCGGTGCGTACCGGTGCACGTGCGATCACTTCTTCCTTAAGCACTTCCGCGCCAGCGCGCGTGGCATCACGCAGAACCTTGTTGTTTTCCGCGCGGCTCAGCGCCTCCAGGTCTTTTGCAATGTCATTCAGACCGGAAAAATCAAGGCTTGTCTCTATCATTTTTCAATCCCCAACTTGCACAATATCTCCAGGCGTTCGCCCTTTTCATCAGGGACAGGAGGAGCTATTACGTTGAGCGTTTTGCCTCTGTATGGTCCACTTTGAACCTTCAGCCTAGATGCCGCGGTTATTGTTTCTCCCGATTTCCCCCGAACCCATACCCTGACGTCAGCCTGAGCAATTTCGGCACCGGCAGCCATTAATTCTCTTCCGCTACGGCCCCTTATATCTGCGCGGATGGTTTCACCATCTTCCCATGTTTGAACTGGCTGGCCTGAATCGTCACGTATATGTACGGGGTTTTGTATCACAACAATTTGTATGAGCTTACCAGCGGATATAGCCATGAATGCCCTCAAATAATTGTAGGAAGTCGGAGGTCATGAATTAAAAACGACACAGAAAAAGGAAGCTCTCCATGAATTAAATCTTCTTTGTCAGCTAGATCAGGGTTTCGGTACAGCATGCCCACCAGACGCATCGTGGCGGCCTTCATCCGACTTAGCGCTTCGCCTTCTATTAACCTGCCTTTCTCATCAACGATCTTGTCCCGGCTTCCTTGGATAAAAGCCAGCAACACCGAACTTGCTTCCTGTATTTTTTCCTTAAGTGGGCCGTCGTCAGCATCATGATCAATGTGCAGGTGCTCCTTAATCTCAGCCAGTGTCACGAGTTCAATCACGTTTTATCCCTCCCGTCGCGGCCACGCTTGGCAGCCAGGGTCCAGCCTTTCGAACCTGCCTCACCAGGCTTGTCCTGGGTCTGCTCGTCGCAGTGCCAGAGCGAACCGCCCCATGTAACTGTGTCGCCAGGAAGATATTCCTGACCGGATTTGAATACGCCCTGATAAATCATCACAGGCACGTCAAAGGATTTGGTTTCGCTGGCGCCACTGGTGCGGCTAACCGTCAGGGTGAAGCAACGCTGCTCAGATTGCTGAATATCAATACCCGCCACGCCATCAACAAGACACTCCCAGCCTCGCATGCCATGGGTTTTCTCGTAAGCGCGCCACAGGCCGCCGTTATGCGTGGCATAGCTGCCACGTGGGTAGCTTTTCCTCTCATCAATGAAAGGTAGAATCTCCAGCGACAGGGCGTCCCGGCCATTTTCTCCATCTTTACCCGGCTCTGCTGCGGGCAGTGCTGCAATCGCCTCATTAACCAACGATTTCACATCTGGCAGCTCCGGCATGGATGCGGAAACCAGCTCCTGAATCATCGGTTGGACGTCTTCAGTCGTGACACTTTTACCGTCCTGCGGTACCGGGATGGCGGCTACCGCCTCACTGACAGCTTCTTCAACTGCCTGTTTAAGCATGGCGGGATCAAAATCTTTACCGTCCTTTGGTACAGGTATCTCTGCCACGGCATTGCTGACCAGTTCCTGTAAAACGGGGGTGACATCGTCGACCGTGACACTTTTACCGTCACGCGGTACCGGGATGGTGGCTACCGCCTCACTGACAGCTTCTTCAACTGCCTGTTTAAGCATGGCGGGATCAAAATCTTTGCAGACCATAGTGGCAACATCTGGAAGCTCCAGCGCTGACTGGGCTGGTAATTTAGCAATTTCCGCTTTCACCATGCTCTCGACGTCGGGAACAGGCGCATTACTGATTTCTTCAACCTGCTTTGCTAGCCTGTTTAGCCTTTCCTCATAGTCATCTCGCAGCGTCTGAAGACTTTTACTAAAGCTGTCACGCATATCAGCGAGAACCTGACCAAATTCCTCGCCCAGCACCTTTATCAGGGATAGTTCGCGTTCATTCATTTTGTCAGAAATCCTCTGATCATGGCTTTGGCCGCCGATTGCTCAGCGTCGGTTAAAGCCTTTCCTTCATTCGCGGGGGCTGACGACTGTGACGAACTGCTTTTACCGAAGGGATCATCCGAGGCATCACGGCGCGCCAGCGCCTCAAGGCTGAAATTCTGCTGCTGTAGGTAAAGAGAATCACCGCCGGCCAGCGGAGGGAGGTTCTCACTTTTCCGCGCTTCGTTTGGTGTGAGGATAGTATTTTTCACTCCCTCGCCAAGGGATTTGATACGACGTTCGCTGTCCATACGCAGCAGCGCATTAACGTCAAACTCAGTTCCCATATCACCCCCAAGTTCAAATGCTTCATCCAGCAACAATTCGATGGACTCAATCAGGGACTGAAGACACTGTGAGTAATACTGCTGATCCTGTGCCTCAATATTGTCATGCGTCGGCAGTTCTCCGATGCCAACCTTATAAGCAGGCACGTGAAACACAGAACAGACAATCTGCGCGGTCATGCGGAGCTGTTCGACAGTCTGCGCATCAGCAGCTGAGACCGTCCGGGGAACGTATTTCGCACCATTGCTCAGAATGGCGGTTTTACCCGCATTTTCCCCGGTATAACCAGTGTCCCAGTTTTCTTTGATCTTCCTAGCGTTCTCTTCCGTAATCGAGCCCGGAACCTCGATAACACCGCTGGGTTTCCCGCCATTGCGGAAAAAGTACGCTGAGCTTTCCTGAATATGGTGACCCTGCATTGCAGCCAGACCAGCAGCATAAATCGGGGAAAGACCAATAAGGGGATGGAACAGGCAGTTGAACCGATCGTGAATAACCTCTCGTGCCGGTACTGTCACAGTTGAATCAATACCCGCCATGTTATCCGGGTTGATCTGGTAGAAGACAGAGCCATCATCAGCAACCAGCGGCGTGACCTTGTTCCAGTCCAGCAGCCTCAACTCTGTTATCTCACCGCGATTGTTCCGGATCTTGAGCGCAACGGTATTACCTTCGCACAGCTTGGAATTCAACCAGTGCTCAAAGAACTGGATGCGGTTCTGAAAGGCATTCGGTCTGGAATACAGCGAAGCTATATTCCCGGTTTTGATCTCCTTCCTGACACCGCTGGAATCCTGTTTCATCAGGCGCGGAGGCATTTTAGCGATATCACTTGCAATCAGAGATATACAGGAAAACACAGCATAATAGGAGAGAACCGTTTTGGGCTTAATTTCCATGTTCTGCTGCCAGGCCCCGGCGTAGGGTTCATGGACATAACTGAACATCGGCGTCCAGCCCCCACGGCTGACAACAGGCTGCTGTAGATTTTTGACTTGCCCCTCTTTTCTACGGAAAGGATTCCACATTAGCCGTTCTCCGCTTTACGCTTGATCTTCCTCACCCTGGTATTTACCTCGGTGAAATATTCAGCCTTACCGAGCAGCACCAGCACCCTTGCGCACCGATCGTCCACGGTCTTTACGTCTCCCATAACAGAGTCATGTGTGCGTTGCAGATATCTGATTTTTGCCATGCAATATGGCGGGGTTTCCCCCGCCCTCCTTACGCGTTAGCTTCCCTGGTTAGAGCCGTAGTTCACACCAGAAATAACCGCCACCGCTGCCGTGCGGCGACGCTTCCAGTTGATCCAGCGCTCGGCACGGATAGCCACGCTGTTCGTCTGGAACATGGAAACCAGCTCCGTTCCGGTTGGGCTGACGCTGTCGCCAGTAGGATCGCTTTCCATTTCCAAAGAGGCTTCACGTGACATATCCACTGCCACACCACCGTCGTCAGCCAGATAAATATCCGGCGCGTTCAGCAGGGTCAGATTGCTTCCAGCGTACTGCGAAACGATAGCCGGAAGCCCCTGGAATGTGCCGCCAAGCAGGGTCATTTCCGGATACATTTTCTGGCCCAGAGCATTTTTCTTCATGGACAGCGCCAACGCGTTGGTGCTGGACATGATCCACACGCCGCCAGTTGGCTGGAGGTTATTGGAGACAAACTGAGCGAATGCCGCTTCAGCATCTGCATCCGGATCGCCGGTTGATGGAACAGCCACAATACCGTTGGTAATTGAGGCCGGAGAGACGTTAGCAACTTCAGCTTTCGCCGGGTTAATGAAGTCCGTATCCAGGCGTGCAATGACCGCTTCTGCCAGCGCATTACGTACCAGTGCATCAGCTGCCGGATTAGAGAATCGGATCAGCTCATCGGTCAGCACCGCAATGGCTGCGACTTTGGCGAAGCTGAACGTGATGGACTCAAAGTCAAATTTGGTCAGCGGCTTGGCCTTACCCTGACCTACCCAGTTTGCAGATCCGCCGGAAGTTTGTGCCGGAATGCGAATGTTGAACGGGACCTGACGCAGGGCAGGAATACCACCCTGACCGAAACGACCGATAATGGTCTGCGGGCGGAGGAATTCAACAAAATCATTTGCATATTCCTGATACTCCACCAGCGCACCAGCCCACTGAGGATCGGTCGTTGTGCCAGCACCAACAGCGGCTTTCAGCACATGGTGAAGTTTCGCATCATCCGGGTACTGCTTACGTGCAATTTCCAGCGCTTCAGAACGGCTGCCGTTTGCCGCCGCCAGTGCCTTGGCAAAACGGGCAAAGGCGATGCCTTTCTCCAGATTTTGCTCAACGCGAATGATCCCCGGTGCATTTGCCTTAACGGTGGTGACTTCGCCATTGGCAGCTTTTGTTACCGGTTTAGCCGTGGCTGCAATGCTGTCTTCCATATCACGAAGACGTTTCAGGTGTTCGTCTACAGATTTAATCTCAGAAGAAACGTTGTCATAGCTTTCAGTTTCTTCAGCATCGAGGGTACGGCCTTCATCGAATGCTTTGCTCATGATGTCACTTTGTGAAGCTGCCAGCGCCGCACGCTTATTTTCAAAACTTTTGATCTGTTCAGCGATATTCATCGTTTTTTTTCCTTTTTGAGAAGATTGTTTTTGTGCTGTAGCGCCAGCGGGCTGATGTGCTTTAACTTCCGGTTTCTCATTGCCAAGCGCGGCGAGTAACTGGCGGTCAAAAGATTTAACGGTCTGGATTGAGCAGTCGGCGTTTGCCGGAATGGTTACTGCGGATGTTTCCAGCATTTCCCATTCCTGAAAATGGATGCCGCCTGAATCAAGGAATGCGTATTTAAGAGGTTTAAAACCTACTGACAGGCCTTTAACCAACTGTGACTTGATAGAGGCCCAAGCTTCTTCAAGACGCGCTGCAAGTTGAGATGGCATATCAGGAGTTGGCTTGACCAACTGTGCGGTGATTTGAATACCTTCTCTAACCATTTTAGGGGTGCAGTTCCCGATGGGCTGGCTTCTGTCGTGCTGCCATAGAAACGGTATTTCATCACGAAATTTTGCCCCGCCAGGCTCAAGAATGTCTCCATCACGGTCTGGAGAAGGTGTTGATGCAATACCGACAATGACTCGCTTGTCTTCATCAACCGACTTCACCGTCATGAGAGTGCAGGCGCGTTTAAGCGTCATTTGCTGTCCTCCAGAAATGAAAAAACCCGCATGCGCGGGCCATTAACTGACGTGTGTGTTAAACGAAAAATACCTGGTAGTCTTTTTTGACCGGTTCGGGGTTAAGAGCCATTAACGTAACGGCGTTGAATGTGGCCATAAGAGGGTCAATTTTCCCCTTCCCGCTGGCCTGTTTGGTGATGAGTATGGCGTTACCTTTCGGCTCTACACGGGCATTGCCTACGCACCATGCCATCAGAAGCTGACCACCATGAAGCAGAACACCTTCAGCCAGCTTTCGCTCGGTAGTCTTAATGGCGCCGCCGAGTTTCCAGCCCTGGCTGACCCCGGTTACAGCCTCATCAGGAATGCCTGCCTCACTGAGCGCATCAAGAATTTGCCCAACCTCAGAAGGGTCAATCCCGATTTTGTCCAGCAGTTCGGCTTCATAAATCCGGCTGACATACTCTGCAACCTGCTCAACATCCTCGCCCACCCGCTTAACGATCGTCAGGTCACCGGCCCTCTCAAAATCCTTTAATTTTGAAATTTCGCTCTTTCGTCTTTCCAAGGCGATGGTATGCGCCCATGCATGACACCAGCATAACCATTCGCGAGTCTGGCGATCGCGCCCGATAACGGCCAGGCCAAGAAGGTCATCGAGACCACCGCCATCAATACCAACTGTGACTACCTCAGAGCGGCGCAGAATATCGTCAAAAGTGACGCGCCTTGCCTGTTGCTCCCAGAAATCCGCCCCTGCCCATCTGTCAGCGCGCAGGGCGAGACCAATTTCAACGTTGGCGTGCTTGGACATAAAGCCACGGAAGTCTTCTTCCCCGGCCTCTTTCGCTTTGTTGTATTCGCGGTAAAGAAACTGCTCGTCAACGGAGTAACCCAGGTTGGGGTTAACCATCGCGAGGTTATCCAGAAGAAGATGCTCTCCGCTGGCAACCATTTCCGGTGGATGCTCAAATATCACCGGAAGAAAATGCGGGTCGTGAATTTTTCCGTCGCGAACGTCACGGGCGTACTGTAACTTTTTCTTAAACACACCAGCAGGCGGTTCGTTGGACTGCGTGGTTGTGTACATCACAAAGCCTTCCGGTCGTGATGCCATGCCACCGACTGCCTCGCGCAGCATATCTTCGGAGTTATGTTGCTTGCCAAAAAGCCACAACTCGTCAATGAGCGTGCCGACAGATTTAATCCCCGATACGGTGTTGGGGTCTGCGGCAACCACTTTCAGCGTCGTGTCCGTTCCTCTGTGGGTTATGGTCCTGATGTGTGTCTGGACCTGGCAGAGGTCATCCAGATCATCATCCCGCTTAACCATATCGCGCGCCGGGTTAAAGGCGTTTGTCGCCACCTCTACGGTCGGGGCGATGATGGTGTACCCGGCAGCCTGTCGCCAGTTGAGCAGCAAGGCCGTCATCATTATCCCGGCGGCCAGCGTAGACTTGGAGTTTTTTTTGGGGATCAGTACAAACACTTCTGTAATGTGTCTGCGGCCGGTTTCGGCATCATAGGAGCCGAACAGCGCGGCAACGAGATCGAAAACCCACTGTGCGCAGGACTCACCGAAAGTTGGCGATCCTGGAGCATCAACGATTTTCAGTTGCCTGAAAACGTTCAGGGCTATTTCAGCCTGCTCCGGGTAAATCGGGGCAGGAATAATAGACTGGCCTTTCTTCAGGCGCTCCGCCCAGTCAGGGCAGGCAGTTGTCCACTCCGGCATCATGTATTCCCGCGATTGTTAACCACCAGTTTCGGCGGCTGCTGAATTGCGAACTTATTGGCCGCTTTTTTGGCAGCCTCAGCTTTTGCATCCTTCTTACCGCCCTCACCTTTCTTCTGATGCATATAAGGCAGCATGGCCTTTGCAGCATCTTTCCTGGTTTCGATTTCGTAACCAACGTTGTTCATAACCGATTTCAGGAAGTCGAGAGGGTCTTCATACTCACCGGCGGACGATGCCGCAGGAGGTCGTTTTTCTTCAGGAGTGTTTACTGCTGGGGTATAAACATTCCTGCGATACGCAGGTTCGTCATCCACCTCAACTTTTTCTCGTTTTTTCCGCTCAATAAACGCGATGACCTCCGGGTCTTTAGCAAGCTGCGACCCCTTGGAACGCGCGGATTTTTCAGAATATCCCGCCTTTATTGCCGCATCCTTCTGAGACAACCCGGACATCAGCGCGAGAGCATATTTCCGCTTCTGCGCTGTTAACATGTTTACACCCTCCAGAGGGGGATTTTTTCTGCGAATGAGAGGGGGCGAGGTGTCCAGGGCGATCGATGTTTACTCTGGATGATACCCCCCCGGGGTTGGCAGGCATCAGAGCCCTACAAACCCTGATTCCTGATCGCCATCATGCACCTCATGCTTCAGGGCTTGTTCATCAGGCTGACCCGTAGCGGCCTCACGTGCAGACTTACCTGCATGACATTCAGTGCAGAGCGTCCACAGGTTGCGCTCCGAGTTATCGCCTCCGAATTGAAGCGCGATGCGGTGGTCGAGTTCACTGTCAGTCAAATCAACAACCCGATTACACATACAGCAGAGACCACTGTCACGCGCATAGATACGGCGCTTCAAACTCACCCTTGCACTTCCACTTATGCGGCGCTGCTCACCGTAGATTGGCTTGATGCGTCGCGTATCAATGGCTTTCAGGCGTGGCTTTAACGTTGTTAGCTTAGACATGCAACCTCCACGCTCGTCGGCGTTCTGTCCGTGGCGCTGAGTCAGGGTGACGCTCAACAGACTCACCATCAGCATGATCCACCAGCGAGTAACACGGATAAACCACAGCGCCGCCATAGGCATCACCCACAGCGTAATCGGCGGGCTTGCTGCTGTCCCACCGAGAAAGGACTCGTTCAATATGTTGAGGAGGTACGCTATAACAAACGCCGTGTATCAGCCGCGGCAATGTGATGTAGTCAGCCTGAGTCTTATCAGCAACTATCAGCCGTTCGGCTATCTGTATTTGATACTGAGGTGGGCGACCAGTCCCCAGATAAAAGCTTACGAGAGCCTCAGGGAAACGGGTCAGCCAATCGACCACCAGCTTGGCAAACAAAGGAACGGGTATCGCGTCGTCTTCCAGCACCACTACCCGGCAGGTTTGTTCTGCTGCCCACTCCAGCGCGCGTCGGTGATTCCAGTTCGCGCCGTGGTTACCGTCATCAATAAGCAGATGGGCATCCAGCATCGCAGCGAGACGTTGTGCATGAACTATGCGAGAAACATGGCCGACCACCACAAACTTTATGTCTTCAGCCACCAGCGAATCTCCAATAAAAAAGCCGCACGATGGCGGCTACTGTCTGAATATCAGGATGTTGTTGAGCTTTAACCCTGGTTAAAGTACGTGTTCAGCCCGTCAGTGGTGGGACACTGGCGCATTCAATGCAGAGGGATGGCTGATTACCTTTGGCTATCTGGAGAAAATATGAAGTACAGCTTAAAAACTGTGGGTGGTATCAACTCCTCCTTAACAAACCATGAGTTACATGTGTTCCTGGAAGGTGATGATAGCTCCCAGCACAATTTCAGAATCAATGTAGAAGGTCGGGATATCCATAGCCTTACCTTAAAAGAAATTGAAGCATTGGCAATTGAGCATGCACGCCAAAGTTTTGCTAATTGCAGTTAAGGCTTTTTACTTTTTTCGGCAATCCTAATTAAAGCTGATTGAAGTTCTGAGTGTAGTGAACTCATTAAACGGCTTGTAGATTCTTTGTGGTCCTCAAGCTGTTTTTTTAATAACTTAACCTCTTTTTCCAAATAATCTACTCTCTGCTCTGACATCATAAACACCCCTATCATTTATGTTTCCACCAGGCCGACTCCTTTCCGAAGCCATCCGTTTTGAAGATGGTGTGCACCTTAGGACCGGTAACGATGCGATCTCCGAAAGATTTTGCAGCTATACCGAACGCGCCCATGTCCACCAGCGTTGCGGGTGCTGTCTCCATCTTCCAGAAGCGATGGCTCTCTATCCGGTAGTAAAGGCGGATGATCCGGTGTGCAAACTCCATGACGTCCTCACGGCTGCCACCAAGCAGACCAGCATTAAGCAAAGGTTCGTCGCGGTGCTGCTTCAGAAATTGTTGGTATGCACTGCCGTGGTGATTGACCGTCATCCATTCGTCGGCATACGTCTTGTGCTCTGAGCCAACGTAAATTTTACCCGGCTCCATTTCTGCCCAGGGCTCTCGCAACATTTCAACGTCAGTACCGTCCGTACACCAGACAAGGTGGTACTCAGGATGCGAACGTAGAAATTGATAGATGTGAAGCCA